CTACCGATACACAAAGCATTACTTACCGCATGACGCAAGAGCCAAGACGCTGGCCTCGGGCGGCAAATCTATTGTTGAGCAGTTGGCAGCGCACCTTGGAGGTTTAAGTAAGTTAGCCATCGTGCCTGAGATTGGCATACAGGACGGCATACAGGCGGTGCGGATGATTCTGCCTCAGTGTTATTTCGACCCAAGCTGTGATGAAGGGCTGGAAGCGTTAAGGCAATATCAGCGGGAATACGATGAAGATAAGAAAACTTTTCGTCAAACTCCGCGCCATGACTGGTGCTCACACCCCGCAGATGCGTTTAGAATGCTTGCAGTCGCCTATCGACAAGAGGCAAAAGATCAGATACCGCCCAAGGGCAAGACCCTGCAAACCATCACCCTCGATGAGCTGTGGGACTTTGAGATGCAACATAAAGAGGAACGCATATGAGCCAGCCAGTAGCAGAAGTAGGTGCATATAAAAACATTACTGAAACAGGGGCAGTCACAACAGGCCCATGCCAGTTGATTGGTTTCTACGTCAACAACACCGTTGCAGGCACTTTGGTGCTTAGAGATGGCGGCGCAAGCGGTACGGTCATGTCGGGCACAATTACACCAGCCATTGGATTTCACCGATTTCCCGCAAATGTGGGTAGAAGCCTATATGCAACCGAGGGTGGCACTTTAGATGTGACATTCTTCTTTGCTAGCGGTAACTGATCATGTACGAAGAAAACGGCGCATATGAGGGCGAAGACCCAGGCCCGTACTGGCATGACCAGATTGAGACCGCCATCAAGATATTTGATAAGTGGGAAAAGCGCGGCTTAAAGGTTGTCAAGCGGTATCGGGACGAGCGTGATGCCATTGAGATGCCAAGGATGAAGTTCAACATCCTCTGGTCAAACATCCAAGTGCTGTTTCCATCACTTTACGGTCGCCAAGCCAAGCCTGAGGTTTCGCGCAGATACATGGATCAAGACCCTGTGGGTCGATTGGCCTCCACAATGCTTGAGAGGGTCATGGAATACGAGACCACGCAATTTGGCGACTTTGACAATGCAATGAGTGGCGCGGTGCAGGACAGATTGCTGCCTGGTCGCGGTACGGCTTGGATTCGGTACGAGCCAATCATAGTCAATGACCGCCCCGAGGTTGAGGGCGAGATGGAACAAGATGAGGCGCAGGTCTACAACACAATTGAAGACCCAACCGAGCGCATTGACGCAGCCCACAGCCCTATTGATTACGTTTATTGGTCAGACTTCTTGCATTCGCCAGCAAGAACATGGGATGAGGTTTGGTGGGTAGCTCGCGCTGTCTACATGACCAAAGAAGAGGGCGTTGAGCGCTTTGGGGACGTATTTAACAACGTCAGCCTGACCAGCTCAAACACCGACATGGACGGCAAGAATCCATTGACCGCCAAGATGACCTACGACAAAAAGGCGATGGTCTATGAGATTTGGAACAAGCGCACGGCTAAGGTTTGCTGGATTGCAAAAGGTTATCCCCAAGCGCTAGATGAGCGCGATGACCCATTAGAGCTGGAAGAATTCTTCCCATGCCCTAAACCGTTGATGGCAACCACCACCACCGGCACAATGATTCCTGTTCCTGATTACTGCGAGTATGAGGATCAGGCACAAGAACTGGATAACTTAACGCAGCGCATTTACTTGCTGACCAAAGCCTGTAAAGCTGTCGGCGTATTTAATGCTGAGTTTAAAGAGCTGGCGCGGATGTTTAGCGAGGGCGTAGATAACAAGCTATTCCCTGTGACTGGTTGGGCGGCAATGTCGGAAAAAGGCGGCTTAAAGGGCGCTATCGACATGATGGACACCTCGCAGATCATTGTGACTTTGCGCGAGCTATACGCTGCCAGAGAGCAGGTTAAGCAGTCAATCTACGAAATCATGGGCATATCGGACATCTTGCGTGGATCGTCCAAAGCTCAAGAAACCCTTGGTGCTCAACAACTTAAAGCCAACTTTGGTAGCTTGCGTTTGCGTAGCGCACAAGGCGATGTGGCTCGGTTTGCAACAGACATCTTCAAGCTCAAAGCGCAGATTATTTGCAAGTTCTACCCACCTGAGCTGATTGTTGAGATGTCGGGTGTGATGAACACGCCTGATGGTCAAAACCCGCAAATGTTGCAAGCGGCATTGCAGATGTTGTCAAACAGCACCATCCGCGACTTCCATATTGCGGTTGAGGCTGACAGCTTGGCCCAGATTGATGAGCAGGCTGAAAAACAAGCGGCAAATGAAGCAGTAGGTGCTATTGGGGCGTTTTTGGGAACTGCTATGCCTTTAGTTGGGCAAGTTCCTGAAATGTTGCCAATGGTTAGCGAAATGTTATTGTTTATGGTGCGCCGATATAGGGCTGGCAGGGGTTTAGAAAGTTCTGTAGAACGCGCAATGAAAGCCTTGCAAGATAAGGCAGACGCTGCCCAACAGCAACAGCCTGGCCCACCGCCCGAAATGCTTCAGATGCAAGCAGAGCAACAAGCAGAGCAGATGCGGATGCAAGCTCAGGCTCAGACTGAACAAATGAAGATGCAAGCTCAAGCCCAGATTGAGCAAGGCAAAGCACAGCTTGAGATGCAAATGCACCAAGCAAAAACGCAAGCTGATATGCAATTAGCTCAAATGAAAGCTGAGTTTGAGGTTGCTAAGCAAAACAACGAAATGCAAATTAAAGCCAGAGAGATGGCTGGAAGGGAAGAATATGAGCGATGGAAAGCAGAACTTGATGCAGCGACTAAAGTCCTTGTGGCTCAAATTGGTGCAAAAGCTGGACTCGATCAGGCAGCGATGAGCGCACAAATGGCGGCATCTGAAGAGCTTGACGCTACTTTGGGTGACGGCATGAGTGAGGCAATTAACCGTTTAGCTGATATGCACGGTCAAACCCTTGGTCAAATCACGGGCGTAATGCAGGCGATCAGCGCACCCAAGCGCATTATTCGTGGGCCTGATGGTCGGGCGGCGGGTGTTGAGATTGCCACATGAGCTTTGTCATAGCGGACAGGGTTAGGGAAACCACCACTACAACTGGAACTGGCACTTTATTGCTTGACGGTGCAGTGGTTGGGTTTCAAGCGTTTACCGCAGTTGGCAACAACAACACAACCTATTACACAATCCAAGGCACTACCGAATGGGAGGTAGGCATTGGGACGTATCTTGCCAATACGTTAAGCCGTGATACTGTTTTAAGCTCATCTAACGGCGGGTCAAAGCTTTTATTGACGGCAGGCACAAAGGATGTTTTTGTTACCCTGCCTGCTGGTAAAACAGTTATTTCGGTGGCTGGCAAGGTTGGCGAGGTCACGTTAAGCAATACTGACATTAGCGGCTTGGGAACAATGTCTACCCAAAACGCCAATTCGGTGACGATTACAGGTGGAACGGCTACCCTTACAAGCCTATCTACTCCTACAGTTCAAGCTACTAATTCAGCAGGGTTATCCCTTAAAAACGCATCAGGCACAACCCAGTTAAGTATGGGCGCAGGCGGCGGGGATAACTTGACCCTAAATGTCTCAACCAACATCAACGGCTCAAATGCCCAAGTCGATATAAGCCCCACAGGGACAGGCCATGTCCACATGAAGCCCTCAGGGATAGGATCGGTTGAGATAGCGCCTACCAATACAGGCACATTGGATAACTTGGTAATTGGCGGAATTACGCCCAAAGCCATTACAGGCACAACAATTACGGCTACGTCATTTTCGGGGTCAGGCTCGGGCTTAACATCAATACCAAACAGCGCCTTAACTTACTCCTCAATCACAATAAATGGCGTTGCCACATCGTTGGGCGGCTCAGCAAGTGTGGGAACAGTTACCTCGGTTGGCGGCACATCACCTGTAGCGTCTAGCGGTGGCGCAACACCGGTAATCAGCTTGGCGGCAAATTATGGCGACACCTTAAATCCATACGCATCTAAAACAGCTAAATATGTATTGGCAGCACCAAATGCCGCTGATGGAGTTCCAACCTTTAGGGCTATTGTTGCATCTGATATACCGACCCTCAACCAAAACACAACAGGCACGGCATCCAATGTCACCGGCACTGTGGCGGTGGCTAATGGCGGTACAGGCGGCACAAACGCAACAGATGCTAGGACTAACCTTACGGCGGCAAAGAGTGGGGCAAACACCGATATAACCTCAATTGCCTTAACAACAGGCACGATCAGCACAGCACCAAGCGCAGGCACAGACATTGTTAACAAGACTTATGCGGATGGATTAGCAGCTAAGTGGGGGGCATAAATGTTTGGCTATGCCGCCTTTGCTGAGCTTCCATTTGCCACAATTGGCCCAGCGGCAGCTCCGCCGCCACCGCCAAGCGAAATACTGCTAGGTGGGCATTTTGGGTTTGATGAGCGCGACAAGGCTTGGGAACAGGATAAGAAGCAAGAGGCCAAACGCAGGGAAAAGATCAAGACCGCGCTGTTTGGGTTGCCGCCTGAACAGAGGGAAAAGATAACCAGCGCCCCAGCTCAGACAATAGATATTGCGGCACAAACTGTAATCACTTATGATGCGATCATGATTCAGATTGAAACGCTAAAAAAGCGGATTGAATTTGAGCAGGATGAAGAAGATTTTGAAACACTTTTGGATTTGCTATGAAACGTACTTGGGTCTATCCATCAGACGGCAGCGAGGCTTATGAAGTCACTCGGGGCGAGTACCGAAACGAAGTAATGGCCTCGGTAAGGGGCGACATTGAGCCTTTTCGGTCACCTGATGGCGTAATGATTGAGGGCCGTAAACAATGGCGCGAACACCTTAAGCGCACCGATTCTATCGAGATGGGTCATTCAGACGTTAAATATGCCCAGCAAGAGTGGAACAAGAAAAAAGAAGCGCACCGAGACAGGTTGCGCGGTCAAGTGGCGACAGTTCAAGAGTTTGACCGGCCAGGCGCACCCATTGCCCCTGTTAAGATGTCTAACCTAAACGTTGAGATGGCAAACCGTTTACACAACCGTCCCATGCCTGAGCGCAAGGAGATGATCAAAATGACTTTGGAACAAATGAAAAGGATGAAGTGATGGAAAACGAAGTTGTCGCACCCGACACAGTAGAAACACCAGCACCCGAAACCCCAGCGGTAGAAGCGCCCCAAGCGCCAGCAGAGCCGCAAAGCCGAGCCGACACAATTCGCGAGGCGTTAACCAAGACCCCAACCAATCGGGGCAAACACGCAGCAACACAGCCCCGAGAGGGGGGTAAGTTTGCGCCTAAATTCCCAACTGATCAAACCCAAGCGCCGCAAATGGCTGACAAGCCTAGAGCTGAGATGCCTAAAAGCTTGCGGCTTGAGCTTAAAGAGCATTGGGAAAAAGCGCCACCTGAGTTGCAACAAGCTTTTGCACAGAGGGACGCTGATTACGAAAAAGGCATCACGTCATACAAACAGCGGGACGCTGAGGCTCGGGCGATTACAGAGTTATTTCAACCTTATGAATGGATGTTAAGGAATGAAAATACTACGCCAGCTTCGGCAATCGGCCCATTGCTTCAGACTGCGGCATTGCTGAGGACAGGTACACCACAGCAAAAGTCGCAAGCCGTGGCCCAAATGATTCAGCAATTCCAGATTCCATTGGATCAGGTGGCTGCTTACTTTGGCGGCGAAGCCCCACCACAGCAAGATTCACACTACAATCAATTGGCGCAACAAGTACAGCAGCTCACGCAACACATCACGCAGAGCCAGTACGAGGCACAGAAACAGAATGAAAACAGAGCACTCTCTGTAATCCAGCAGTTTGCGAGCGACCCCGCAAACTCGCACTTTGAGGCAGTCCAAGACCGGATGCTGTCGCTTCTCCAAGCGCCGCAGGTTCTAGGGGACATCAGTAATATGTCAGAACGCGAGAAATTGCA